GTATTTCTGTTGCCGAACAAAGTGATAAAGTCAGCTTGAGTGCCTGTAGCGACCACTTCAAGAGGGGTGCTAGGGCTACTCGTCCCCAGCCCCAGCTTCCCGTCCGATGTGATGCGGGCGCGTTCGGAGCCGCTAGTTGAAAAAGTTGTAAATGTCTGTCCTGTACTTCCAGTACACTCAAATCGCATCCCTTCGTAGAGGGTAGTAGTTAGATCTGCGATTGCAAACCTAAGAGCAGAGTGACCCCCCGCAGCCCCTTGAGCAATGGCATCAATAGTTGCGTGCGTTTTTGGCCCGCTATTTGATGCGTCGGATGAGTAGAAACTAATGCGTCCCCAAGGGGCAGCCGTGGACCAGTCTGACCCATTAGACGTTGTACCAATTCGCAGCTCTGTAGGTGTAGGCGTTGCTGTGCCTGTCGCAGAAGATAAATGCAACAAAGTAGCAGGGCTACTCGTCCCAAGCCCCAGGCGGCCACTCGCATCAACAAACAACCGCCCCGTGCTGTTCGTCGCCACCGCCACGGTGTTGGTGTCGCTGAGATACACCCCATTGCTGGGCACCGTGCTGCTGGTGGGGATGAAGCTGGCGGCGGTGCTGCTGCCGGTGGTGATCGTCGGCTGATTGAACTCCCAGCTATCGGTGGTGTCGCTCCATATGATCGTCTTATCGGTGGCGCCTTTCAGCGTGATGCCGCCGCCGTCTGCTGTGGTGTCGGTCGGGGTGGTTACATCCGCAAGGATGATGTTCTTGTCCTCGACGACAAGGTTCTGCGTGTTGATATTGGTGGTCGTACCGTTGACGGTCAGATCACCAGTGATCGTGACGCTGCTGTCGAACGTCGCAGCACCGGTCACGTCTAGCGTGCCGGGCACGTCGATGTTGCTTGCCCACTCAACGCCAGTGCCAGCAGCATCGGTCTGCAGCAGTTGACGCGCTGCACCATCAGCCAGTTTGCTGACGGCGATCTCAGCATTGGCGGCAATGTCCGCATCAATAATGCTGGCGTTACCGCTCACCACCACGATGCCGCTCTGATTGGGCAGCGTGATGGTGCGGTCAGCCGTTGGATTGGTGACCGCCAGCGTGGTCTCAAAACCATCAGCAGTGCTGCCTTCAAAGGTCAGCGTGCCACTGCTGCCGATCTCCAGGTTGCCCAGCACCGTGCCGCCGGTGACGATGCTGGGGAAGTATGCCAGGCTATTCCACGCCGTGCTGCCGCTACCTACCTTCAGTTTCTTGGTGTCAGTCTCAAGTCCTACCTCGTTTGCCAGGAGCGTCGGGTTTGCCGCAGCCCAGTTAGCAGCTGTATCAGCGCGCAACTGCAGCCGGACGTTGACGGTGGTAGGTGTTGTCACTGGCTGGCGCCTCCGCCTTTGAGAATCAGTGTCGCCTCTGGATCCTCAGGATCAGCGGCATTCCCATCAAGAATAAATGGGGCATTGCCTGTAAATGCAAAGGATTGGAACGCTGCAACAGCTGCCAGCGTTGCAGTGCCGCCATAGAGCACGTACAGCAGGTTGATGCCGAACAGCATCCGCAGCGTGACGGTGACATTGAAGAACACGCCTAGGTGTTCTTCCTCCGGCGGCTCTTCATAGCGGAATACCGAATCAGCCTGACCAACGGGCGCGCCACCCCATACGGCTACAGGCACCGCGAAATAGCGGTGGGTGCCATCGCTGCCGTTCCAATGGTCACGGATCTGCTGCACCTCCGTCTGCGTCAGGTTGGTGTATTCCAATGCGACGATGCCGCCGGTGGTGCGCAGCGAATGACGGAAGCGGATCGGCCCGGCGCCAATGGTCGCCTCCTCGCTCATGTTCAAAGCGCCGATGTCATAGGCGATCCGATCGGCATACAGCGAGGGAAAGTCAGCCATGGCTAGATGCTGTAGGGCGGGATCAGCTCCAGTTCAACGCTAACGATGATCTGCCCGCAGATCTCCTCAGTCTCTGGTGGGCTGATATAGATCCATTGATAGCCAGATGGAAATGTGAGCCCTGACCCTGCCAACGGTTCAGATGGCAGATCAAACGCCTCAAACCTGCCATGCAACGCGTAGTGGCTGATCAGGCTGTAATGATCGGCGCGGCTGATCTGCTGGAAGCCCATCCGCAGCCGGTGGCCAACGCTGCTGCTGCTATGGCGCACGCTGGATTCATCACCCGTCAGCACTCGAAGCGCAGTGTTCGGGCTGCTGGCTGGCGTGTAGGTGCGCGAGCTGGGGGTTAGCGCGGGGAAGGTGGCCATGGTTATGAATACAGAGCGTATTGAAACACATAGACTCCATCAATCAATTTATCTAAATTGGCCAAGAACTCTCCCTCTGAATTAAAACTGCAGCTCATGCCAAATATGTCGGGACTATAGAAGAAACTGCCATTTGGTGCGAAGTAAGACAAGTGAACCTTGCCATCAGTTGGACTGCATGGATCTGTGGTTGTTTTCCAGATACTGAAGCCACTGCCAGCTGTGGTGAATGTGTAAATCGCTTGATTGAATGGACTCGTAAATCGCCTGATTCTCCAGGATCCTGCACCTGAAACCCATGCGCCAGTGCTGCCAATTACTTCAGTTTGAGCCGACTTCGTGCATCCCCCAAGGCCGGATGGCGAGCCGGGGTCCGGGCAGCATGTTTCAGCGTAAACAGTAAACCCAATGTCTGATCCCTGCAATGTATAAGTGGCCTGATTCTCTGCGATTAGTGTTGCCTCACCTGTGGATTGGTTAACTTTGTACCAACTGGTGGCACCACCTGTGCAGGTTGCAGATGCGGTCAGTTCATTGCCAGGATTCAATGGATCAGAAGATGACTGCCTATTGTCCGTGACAACAGGTGCGGGGTCGGAGTCGAATGGATCCGCCGGGTTGCTGATCCCACCCACCGGCTGTCCCTCGCGGCCGGCTTGATTGTTCGGATCATCAGGATCCTCAGTGCCATCAGGCCAGGTTGGATCAGGCACATCAGGCGGCCACGTCGGCAGATCTGGATCAACCGGCGTCTCATCTGTGTCCGCTGGCGGCAAGTCTTCAAGATCACCGCCTTCATCGGGCAGCGGATCGTCGTCTGTATCACGCCCCGGAATGTCACAGGTAAAATCGCTGCGGCCGGTGTCGTAGATGTAGCCCTTGACCGATGCAGCCTGCACGTACAACGCCACCACGCTGCGACCGCTTGCATCAATCGGGAAGTGGATCAAATCCAGCTCAACAGCACCGCTCAGCGTCTTATTGATCCGCTCCACCTCGTAGAGGTAGTCATGCCAGGTCACCGCATCGAGATTGGTCTCGCGACGCAACCGCACGCGCACGATGTCGCCTAGGGCCAGCGTGGTGTTGTAGGCGTCCGGCTTGACGCGGATCCGCAGCGTATGGGTGACGAAAGCACGCCGGGCTGCGAGGTATGCGCCGACTTTGACGGCATGGAGTTCTGAGCTGCAGAACTGGCTCAGATCATGCTGCTCAGTTGGCTGATCGGTAAAGGCGTCAACAATATTCACCAGGCTGGTGCGGATCAGTCCGATGTCATCGTCGGGCTGCTGCCGCCAGACCATCTGCATGATCGTGGGGCGGCGATCAGCGAACGGGATCCACTCGATCTCGAAACCATCCGGCAGCAGATGATCCTCAGTGAATCCAAACTCTGATGCCACCACGCCGGTTTCGATGGCATAGGCGCCGGTAATGGGCAGCCTTGGCCTGAATGCTTTTTTGCCGTTCTTGTCGCTAACGCGGAGCAGGAAATAGGTGCTGATGTCCTGCAGCCAGTCCTCTAGGTTCTCGCTATCGCTGAACTCGCCGTTGTAGTACAGCTGTTGAGTCTCGGTGAAGTTGGCCGCTGTGGTGAATGTGGCCGTGTCGATCAGCGCATCCGGGAAGCGGCTGGATTGTTTGATCAGGTAGACCGCCAGATCGCAGACGTTATTGCTGCTGCCGGTCGTGCCCTCGATCAACCGATCAACGATGATGCCATCACGCACAAAGCAATGCACCTGCCGGTCCCATGTGTCATCGCCGTCAGCGTGCGTGTTTTCGTAGCTGAGCGTGGTGAGATCGTCGTAGTAGCCGGAGGTGCCGCAGAAGATCGGGCAATCCCATAACTCAGTGCCGGCCACTGCTGTGATGAAGTTGCCAGGCAGCCACGTGCCAGCGCGGCGATCATAGGTTTGCTTCCAGGTGCCAACCCGGCAGGCACGTTGGAACACATCACGCACCTGCAGCTGCGGCATGTCGCCTTGGCTGAGCACTAGGTGAAACTTGACCGCTAGCTCATTGGTGCTGGCGTTATTGGTGAATCGGCCTTCTGTGGCGCCGGGCGACACGAACACGCCGCCTACGTCGTAAACGACAGCGGTAGATGTCTCGTTGTTCCACTTGTAGGTAGTTCTGCTCACCCGCTTGCCGAACACAATCGGCACCGGCTCACCGATCACAATCGCCCGCTGGCGGCTATCGAGCGCACTGCTGCCCTGTGCTGCTGCCTCTGTTGATGGCGCATCAGATTCCGAGATGAGCACCATCGGCCCGCCGATCGGAATGTTGACGGGGATGATGCTGCTCATATGCGAATGGGTGCGCCGATCAGGTGGTTGTTGAACTTACGCGGCGGCACCTGCGCGCCCACTGGCGCAAGCGTAGAACCTAGCCGCACGGTCAGCAATGAGAAGCTGCCGCCCATGCTGATCACCTCGCCCACATAGGTGCCGATCAACAGCTGACCCGCTTGCGGTACGGCATTGCTTAGGCGCGTGTCGAACTCATAGAGCTTGATCTCGCAAAGCCGGTTGAAGTTCAACGCATCCTTGAATGTCTGCAGCAGTGTCTCCGTTGCAGGGATGTCAATCGTGATGCCCACGTCGGTGCCAGGCGTGCCGCCGATCAGGCCGTTGACAACGAACGGCTGATACTCCCACTGCGCGCTGTCCCATGTAACCGTGCTGTTGACGTAGTACCCCTGGTAACGCTGATAGGTGGTTGCACCGTTGTAGATGCGCAGATATTGAGATTGGCCCCTGTTGCTCATCAGGCCAGCCCCTGATAACGCCGCCCAGCGTAGGAGCGGCTATTGCCCAGCAGGTTGGAAGCCAGCGAGGTCAGCGACCGTTCAAGGTCCTCGATGGTCACATAGCGCTGGCCGTCTTGCTGCATCACTGGGCCGGTCTGCACCTGAATGGTGGTGTTGCCTTGGCTGGCGCTTGCGCGGCCAGTGCGGCCGCCTTCATTGCGCAGCACTGCATCGCCACGCTTGCCCATCAGATAGTTCAGTGCCGCGCGGCCCATCTTGGATTCGGGCACGATGTACTCACGCTCGCGGCCCTCGCCAACAAGCGCCACGGTTGGTTTGTCCACCACGCCACCAGCAGCGAAACGCGGCAGGCGCACATCCGTAACCGTTGGGATGCTGGGCAGCTTCAATGCCGACAGCGCACGGTTGGCGCCAGCGATCAGGTTGTTGATGCCGCTGATCGCGCTGTTGATGAACCTCTCAACAATGGCGATGTAGCCATTGAAGATCGACTTAATGAAACGGCCAACAGCTTCAAAGGGCCCGCGCATGGCATCAGCCAAACCCTTGAAGGCGTCACCGATACCACGCACCACAGCCTTCGCGCCATCCATGATGGGCTTAACCAGGTGGTCATTGAAGACCTTTACCTGATCAGAGAAGAACTTGCCGACAGCCTTGAGCGCCTCGCCTACCTTGTCGCGGAAGGCGTAGATCGCAACGCCTGCGGCTAGCAGCAGGTAAATCCAGCCGAACGGGCCAGTAAACACAGCAGCGATAGCAGATAGGAATCCACCGCTGCCCGTAAGGATCGTGATCAAACCTCCAATCGCCTTGCCAATGCTGATGATCGTCATGATCGTGGGCGCCAGCAGCGCAAACGCTGCAACCACAGCAGTAACGCCCACCACGATTTGTTGCATCCCTGGCGGCATCTGCTTGATTGCTTCCACGATCTGAATGATGACCGCCACAGCCTTCTCAAGCATTGGCTGAAGAATTGGCATCAGATCCCTGATCAATGTGGCCAGACCCTCGGCAATGCTGGTGATAAGTGGCAGCAATGCCGTAACCGCTTCATTGAATGGCCCGGCAATCGATCGGGCAATGTTGTTCAGCGAATCATTGAACTGATCAGCAGCCTGCGCCATCTCGGTGTCAATGGTCGCGGCGTATTGGCTGAGCGCATCACGGCCCTGATTCAACATCGGAATCAGATTGGCGCCGCTCTTGCCGAATAGTTCCATCGCCAGCGCTGTCTTTTCTGCGCCATCGGGCAGCTTGGCGAACTTATCCGCCACGCCAAGCATGATCTCATCAAGGCTCAGAATCTTGCCGCGTGCATCACGGGTGGCAACACCGATCTTGCCCAGCGCCTCTGAAGTGGCTGATGCAGGGTCAACAATGCCGCGCGCAAGGCGTCCCATCGCCTTGCCCACTTCATCAATAGTGCTGCCGCTGTCTTCTGCTGCTGCGCCAAAACGGCTCAGGCTTTCAACTGCAACGCCAGTCCGCTGGCTCAGATCGTTCAGGTTGTCTGCCGTATCAATTGCGCCCTTGGCCAATGCCGTTACGCCTGCAATCGCAGCAGCAGGCACCAAGGCGCCCAGGCCCTTGAAGCCCGAGAATGCATTGCTGGCTGCCTTGGCCTGCGTTGCCGTCTTGCCTAGCGCATTGTTGAGGCCATTGATCTCATTCTCGCCAGTGACCTTGGCCTTAATCGTTAAGGCGGTGGTCATGTCGAGGGCCATGGCTATTCCGCGCGCTCGTTCACGATCTCAACCACTCTAGCCTCGATGGTCTGCAGATCATCCAACACCGCCAAAGGATCAGCGATGCGCTGCAGTTCCATCACCCATCGGACTGCGTTGTAATCCAATCCGAGCAGGCCGCTCGGTCCGCTGCGCCATTGCGTCTGCACCGTAAGGAATACCTGCAGCGCCGGCCATGCGTCAGGCTCTACCTCGTAATGCTCAGCCTCATCCGGCTCCGGCATCTCGATGCCCATCAGCGCGGCATCTGCTGCTGTGTCGTCAATCGTTGCGCCGCCCGCCCAATACTCAGCGGCGCCGATCAGTTTTTTCGCTTCTGCTCCACCAGCGACTCGAAATACGCCTCGATGATGGCACTGGCCAGCATGGGCACCTCGAGCAGTTGCGCCTTTGCAGCCTTGCTGAATGGCACCGGCTCGCCGTCACCATCGGTCACGTCTTCCCAGCCCAGGAGGATCTCATCGGCTAGCGACACATCGCTGATGCTGCCGCGCACATCCTCACCAGCCTCGGCAGCCTTCACCCGGCGTTGCACCTCCGTCTGGATCTCATTGATCCGGCTTTGGCTCAGCCGCTTGAACACGGCGCTAAAGGTTGCCTTCTCACGCTTGCCACCATCAGCAGGCATCCGCAACGTGACCGGCCAGCTGTAGCTATCTGACTGCTTGAGAACAAAAGCCAAAGGGCTGAACGTAATCGCTCAGCCCACTATGGCCTGTGGTCAGCTGAAGGTCAACGTGAGCTCATCGTTGCCGGCGCTGCTGGGGATTGCCACATAAGGCAGGGTCAGCATCTGGATGCCATCCGAATCCGAATAGGTCGGGTTCAGGATGTCCACGATGGGCGCCAGCATCGTCACCTGATTGCCGGCAGTAGTGCCATGCATGAAGGTGAGCAGGCCGGTGGTGTCGTTGTTGGCGATGGTGAAATAGTCCTTCGCCGCGATGGTCGGCGCCTCGATCATCACCTCACCAGCGGGGGCGCGATTCGTGATCAGTACCTGTTTGGTGCAGCCCACCAGCTCGCGGTAGACGATCTCATTGGCGATGTCGAGGTTGACCGACATCAAGCAGCAGTCGGCGTAGCCCAGCACCGACACAGCCGAGGTGTTGCCAGCCTTGAAGATGAGCGGGGTGGCCTGATCGCTGTAGGTGGTGGCAGGTGCTGCGGTATCTGTGGGCGCGTTGTAGATGCCCGTCATCGTGAACGCGATCGTGGGGATCTGACCCACTTCGCAGTTCATCGTGAAGGTGCCGCGGCAGCCAGTGGCCTTGTGCAGGATGCCGTCGTTGTTGAAGTAGATCGTGGCGCTTTCAAAGCCGGTGCTCACCGGGCGATAGCGCACGTTGGATTCGATGCTGTAGGCGCTGGTGCCATCGGGGGTGAAGGCCGCGGTTGACTTCTGCACCGTTGCAACCTTGGTGCTGCCGACGTAATCAACGATTACGCCTTTGCTGCCGCTTCCCGTGCCGCTGGTGAGGGTGATCACCATGCCGCTGTAGAAATCATCGGTGCTGCTGGCGCCTGCAGCAAGCGTGATGCTGCCAGCGCTGCCGGCTTGCGCAGTGCCGGTAACATCCGAGCCGGTAGTGGTGGCTGCCAGGCCGCAGGCACGCAGCAACGAATCAACGCGCGATGCAGTGCCAGAAGTGCCAGAACCTGCCAGCTCCACCTCAAACGTGATCGACACGCGAGCTTGGCTAAGGATCTGCTGGCTGTGGCCGAGATAGGGGCGGATCAGATCACGGCTAACAGTGTCAGCCTCAATTGGCGTGATCTCAAGGTTGCGAACCAGAACCGCGTCAGTGCCGGCCGGGCTCGAATCGGTCGCATAGGTCGATTCGATCTTCGTCAGCAGCAGGCGCTTACGGCTTAAGAGCGGCATTGTTCTGGCCCTTTTAGACCCATCCTAGCTGGCCAGATTCGTAACACTTGTGCGATAGCGGACTAGGTAATCCAAGGCGATCACGCCGCTCGGTTGATCGGCTTCAACAAAGTCAAAGCTCACCGATAACGGCTGCACATCAATGGCATAACCGCCCAGCGTTAGGTCAGCCATGATCTTGCTGTGGGCATCAGCCACAATTGGATCGGCCAGCTGATCAGGGATATTGCCGCGCACGATCACGGCGACGCGCACCGTCAGGCTCCAATCCAAAGTGGGCAGGCTGGTGTTTTGCTCTGCCGTATCACTGACGGGCTCAACCACAATCGCGGGGCTTTCGCCGCGGCTTAATGGCTCAACCCTGCTGCGATAGATCCGGGTGCTTACGCCGGTGGTGCCGGTCAGCGCCGTGCGGATCGCTGCCAGAACCTGCTCGCGCTTGGTTGTCATGCTGATGCCACCTGAGCCACTGTGCAGATGATGCCCGGAATAGCAGGGTGCGTGTAGGGGCTGCTTACCGCAGGCTCGGCGTGGATGTAGGCATCAGCATCGCTGGTGGCCCACATCAATTCGATGTAGTCAGCCGCGGCCAGCTTGAGCACATAGTTCACGGTGCCAATGATGTTGCCGGGTGTGCCGCCATGCTTGGCGATGATACTGAATTTGCTGTCGCTATCCGGCACATTACCGCTTGCGCCGCTGTCGTTCTTGCGCAGCCATACGTTGATGTCGTGGATCGCAGTGTCGTTATTGGTGAACTGAATTGAGAATGTGATGCTGTAGATGCCGGGATGATCCACCGCGATGCGGCTGTTTGACAGCACCTTGATGCCGCGGTTGTCTGCATCGTTCTTCCGCAGCAGCATTGCAGTCGGCGTGTTGGCTGTAGCCGTCTGCGATGTGGTGTCCCAGAAAGAACCCCAGTAACCAGGGCAGCCGTGATAGGGCAACGCCACCCATGGCGTGCGGCCATTGCCAATCTTTAGGTTCTGCGTGTCGCTTTCAAGGCCAAACTCGCCTGCCGTCAGCACAGGATTCAGCGCTG